TATCGTCCAGAACCTCATCCACAAGCCTCTCTATCACAGGGTCAAGCCCGATCCCCTTCATGGCTTGGAGTGATTGCCTGTTGCTCGGCACGGTCACTTGAGATACCTCAAGCAATTCCTGCGCCTTGAACTCGTAAGAGGTTTTACCGTCTCCCTGCAACTCTTTTACCTGGGTCATGTCAGGCATAAAGCCCACACTAAATGCGGCCTTGCCCCGCCCAGCTAAGAAGAATCCCCAATCGGCTTCTGGGTTGCCTTGTCCAATGTAGTATCGGGCATTTCCGACAAGCTCCTTGCCCACTACTTCCATGTTTGTCCACTCCCCTATCTGATTGGTAAGCCCATGATAGTTATGACTGGAGAGTAGTACAGGGTGAGATTTGAAATGGCGTAAATCCCATCCATCTTGTCTGATAATATCGCCATCTCTATCTACGGATTCCGTGGAGACAATAGCACTGACGATACCCTCTTTCTCGTCGAGGATTTTCGTTTCAGCTTTAATAAACTTTGCCCTATGTGGCATAACCCTCCTCTCCTGCGGAAATACAAAAGGCCCATCAGAGCTAGGCAGTCTCAGCCGCTCAAATGGGCCTCATCGGGCCTCTGGGCTATTCAATTTCAGCTACGATAACACCAGATAGAAGGTCTGTCAATCAGACTTTTACCAGGGTTCCGTATCCTTAGTTCCTCCGTCGTAACGCCTCGCCAGCCCTGCATCTATGAGTGCATCACCCGCATTGACTCCATCGCATACAAGCTCGATTATCCACCGCCCGTACTTGCCACGCCCGTCCTCGGTATAGACCAGCACTTGGCTTGCCTCAAATATCATCTTCTCTAGGAACTTCTTCGCTTCAATGGCAAGCTCCCGCTCTCGGTCAGTCTTAGCTCGCCATCCCTTCTCTGGAGTATCTATTCGTGCGATACGGAACTTCGGCTTGATTGCCGCAGTTCCCCAGCCGCAGTCCAGCATCTCGGAATAGAAGGTATCCCCGTCATAGACCCGAATCTTACCTTTCGGCATCGCTACCCACGGCCTTATTCCCATCATGTATTCCTCAATCGTTGTCCACTTATCAATGAGATGTGAGTCCCGCAATGGGCGCAATTGCCCTGTCGAGTCTCACGACCATTCTGCCATATTTCTGTCTTCGGGTTGTCTATCTTCCGTTTGCGCCGACACTTGAAGCAATATCCTTCCCACTGAATCCTCTTGAACCCGTCCACCAAATCTCTCATCCAAGCAAACATCTCATCCCCCCTTTATGCCACTCGCTCTGCCTTGCAGTGACGACAGTGTATTCGTATCCCTTCGGCGGCGTTCCGTGCAAGCAACCTGTTGCATCCAGAGCAACGGAAGTCGCCACGTATGTTATTCTCAACTGCCCCAATAATCGTTCCCATACCTGGATCATGTAATTCCTTGGTACGGTATCGCACATTACATCGACAGTTCGGGTGTTGCGGAATTGTTGAAACCCCGCTAGGGAATGGGTCGGCTATTGGAATCCATATAACCCCTTCATTCATCATGCACTCATCAGAAACCAACGCATCTCCAGACGTTACCCAGCGTTTCTCGTCCCTACCCTGATGTATGGCTGCATCCTTTGTCCCTTCACCTAATGCTATGGCAGTTTCAGTCCGTGCTACGACTGTAGCTCTCTTCTTACTGAAGATGAAATCATCTCGTATCCCTTTTGCCATTGATCGGATTGATTGCCCCTCTCTCAGCCCACCGCTAATTATTATGCGGACTCGTTCTTTGGTAACAGTTTGAATATTTACAATGGATTCAGCGGCTTTCTTGCTTGCCCAGGCACTAGCTATTCTTTGGACTAATGCCTGTGGCGCATTCGGGACTTCGACCATAAACGATGCGGTAAACGCCTTGGATAATTCTTCTACGAACTCACCCAGGTACTTGTCGCTCCAGTTCCAATCGTACCCGTCAATGTCATCAATTTCTATCTTGGTGCGTATATCCATCAGCCAATCTCCTCTAGGTATGCCACTAGCGAATCCCGCTCTTGGCGAAACCTTCTGGCCCAGTTAGCTTCCATCGAGTCCTCTTCGTCATTTACCTCATCATCATGCACGTTGCTTGCCGCCTTCTGCGCCATATCGTCCAGGCCCAACCCTACTGGTGCAGCGGCAGGGGCCATGAACTCGTCCCCTCCCTCCAATGCCTCACCATATCCGAGCAAGGAACGACTCTCATTGCGTGTCAGGAACCCGCCCTTGAACCCTGTATCTGCAATCTTGAGATGGAGTTCCCTGTTCTCAGGCCGTGGGTCTGAGTAGTCAAGGAATAGAGACTTATCAATCTGGTGAACCAGCCGCTCATTGATAGCCTGTTTGATCCGTTCCAACAATGGCTTGAGTATCCACCTGCCGAACATGACATCCCCAGCTTCAGCGTTGGCTCGGTTGACACTCTCTGTCACACCCATGACAGAAGCAGGGATACCGTATGCTCCGAGGATGATATCCCTGTTGAGCTTTCTAAGCTCCGTCATCTGCATGTCCCGCTGGCTGAACTTTCGGTCAACCCACTTGCCACGTTCAAGCACTGCAACCCTGTGGGCATTGGCAACGCCCTGGTGCTGCTGGCTCCACCTGGATACCAGTCTTTCAAAGTCCGCATCGCTCATCCCCTCATCAAACTGGAGTATCCCCCCTGGCATGGCCCCATTGGAAAAGAAGTTCTTTGTCCATTGGGCTGCGCTCTGTTCGGCACCCAGGTCAAGGAAGAGGGATTGCACCGTACCAATCCCACGGTACGGGTCGATGGGGCTGGGGCGGCGTATAAAGATTACATCGTCCCGTTTGAGCGGTATCTGCATTGTCCCTATGGTGTAGATATAACCCGCTACAAACTCTGTGACATGTGGGACAGGGCGTATCCTGTCAGGACGTATGGGCCACAACTCCACTGGCGTACCACCAGCGTTCCGCACTATCAGCCACCATATCTCACCAGTAAGCTCAAAGTGCTGCACCGATGTCTCAAGAAACTCGTGTCGGGTATAGAACGGGTTGACCGAGTTCCAGAGGTCGAGGATGGGATGACGCACAACCTCCTGCATCTCATTGTTCGGCATACGTCGATATAGCTGCCAGTCTATTGCCGCAGTGGATGCGGCTATCCTATCCACCACAGCGAATAGCCAAGAGGTCTGGGTCATAGCCTGCATCTGGGACAGGTTGTTCGACACTCCGTCACCAGTTAGCAGTCCACCCAGGTTCAACCCACTGCCAGAACCTATCGCTACGGGTGGGCGCATTGTGTTCTGTTTGAATATCGCTTGGAATGAACGCTGAAGTAAAGTCATTGACTACCTCCTCTTTGTATCCCCTGTGCTATAAAAATACAGAATGCACCCAGGCCGATAATGGCCGCTATCGGATGTAGCACCCAAAGGCCAAACAGGATGACGCCCACACCGATAATCTCGACCACCGTTGCGAACAGCATTCGCCGTGCTACTGGGTTCGATATCCTGGGTATCCTCATTCGTATATCCATCTGATATTTGGCTTCCCCCTTTGACTCAATTCAGTTAGCCCCCATACCAGGGCATCAAGCCTGTCTGGGCTACCTGGGGAATCTGGTGTCCACGATACCAGTTGCTCCTCCAGTTGGGGCATTGCCCCGACATGGAAGACCTTGCCCTGTTCGTATAGAGCGGCTATCGGCTCGGCCCTGATGCGCTTCCCTCGACTTGCATGGACAGCGGTGAAGGGTGCTGACGGGAGGATGGTTCGGAGCGTGTATCCCACCATGTCCCCGCCGTTGTTCACCTCTCCAATAATCCTGTCCGCACCGTGTATCTCATAGACCGTGATGGCCTTATCGGCCCAAGCGTCAGGCGTGTACTTACCGCTATAATCAGCAAGGACGTAATAATCGTCTTCAGTTCCTCTTCCTACCACCATAATCCCTGTCTCATCTGAGTCCTCTTTAGCGGTAACGGCTGGGTCAATCGCCACCACTATCCTCTCCAAGTCTGGTACTTCGGCCTCTGATTTATAGTGCAACATCTCGGTCTGCCAGAGCGCACCTGGGGTATCGTCAAGCCACTCAGCCATAATCTCCTGTCGCCCAATCCTGGTGTCCCCGTACTGTTTACGCAGCCTCTCTTGTACTGTTTCAGATAAATTAGGATTGTCGTAGGTTGTGGCTCGTATCGTTCTTGTCCCTGGTGCCTCAGATAACGTGCGTACAAACTGTCTATTCTTCGGTGTGGTGGTAACTATAGCTTTTGGGTGTTCTCCCAGGCGCAACCCAAACTGAGCCTGATGCCAGCTTGCCTCGTTCCACAGGGCAAGCTCATCAGCCCAGAGTAATGACCATTGTGGCCCGTTCCACCGTGCTGGTTCCTCTGAGCCGAGGAACTTAACTACGCCCCCGTCCTTGTGCCTTGCTTCACCAATGGAGCGGTTATACTGGAACTCATGTGGGGCCAAAGTTATCAGGCCCGTGACCCCCTCGGCACAGACATCCCTTGCGTCTGCAATCGTGGGTGCGCCTATCCCCACCCTGGCCTTCCCTTTAT